GGATCAGTGTAATACTTCCATCTTAAGAACTGTTCAGCAGCTCCTTCATAGTTTTTACTCTTAAGACAAACCAATAGAGTAGAGGAATTAAAAGCATCTCTTTTAGTGTTATACATAAAGCTTAATACAGCACCAAACTGATTAGCATTAAGCTTAAGCCCTAGTTTCTTAAGATAATCATAATCTACTTGGATTCTTTCTAAGAGTAATTCTTCAGCTCTTTCTTTAGTAATACTTACTCCTTTCTTAACCCATGAACCAGTAGTACCATAACCAATAGTCCATTGTCCTGCTTGGCATAAGTAAGCATTACTTCTAAAGCTTTCCCACTTCTTAATTAATTCAGCAGCAGTAGTAATATCTTTATTAATCATTTATTTAATAACTCCTGTAGAGAATAAACCTTATTTAAATCATCTTCTTGTACATGTACTGTACCTACTAGCTGTTCAGTACTATCTTCATCTTTAAGTAGATAAATATTATGATAACCTTCTACAAGGAAGAACTTATAGAATCCTTTAACACCTGTTTGATGAGTAGCTCTTAATCCTTTAGCAGAACCTTTAGAATCAGTAGCTTCTGCAATAATAGTATACTTACTTAAAGCATTCTTCATTGGATCTAACAAGTAACCTTGTACTTGTGTTGTAATTGGATTTTGAGATGTATATTTCATAAAAACTCCTATGGAAATATAGAATTATTTGTATAATTATATAATTATAACTATACAGGAAATTATATGGCTAAACGAAAACCAAGAAAGAATAATATATTTGATAAGTGTAAATCTCAAGAATCTTTAATAAAATGCTATCAGGATTATGTACTTAAACATGGTTCTTCTCACTATGTAAATAAACAATATGGGGAGAGGATGAGTGAATTAGACTTCTTAAAGATTAAATAACCCCCATTTAAGGGGGTTTATTTATTAATAGAAAAATATTAAATATATCATGTATGCTACCAGTATAGCTAAACCTAATAAGGCTAATGCTATTGGGGTAGGATACTGAGCTAGAATGTCCATGTTATTTCCCTGTGCTACCAAAACCTCCATCACCTCTACCAGTGACAGATAATTCATCAACTATGTTGATGGATTCTTGTTTTACAGGAATTATTAAAGCTTGTAAAGCTCTTTCTCCTCTTTTAAATTTAATTGTATTTCCCCATACATTGATATCATCATATGTGATATGAGCAATCCATTCACCTCTATAATCAGCATCAATTACACCTACTGTATTTCTTAGATGTAATCCTTTCATACCTGTAGAAGAACGAGGAACAAGTACAGCTACATGTCCTTCAGGAACTTCTGCACAGAAGCCTAAATTAATTACATTATCTTTACCAACTGTAAGTTCTACATCTTCTTGGAAGTAGATATCCATACCACCTGATAAGTCTCTTTTATATTCTGGTTTGATAAAATCTTTTACTAATGGTTTAATATTCATAAAAATTCCTTGACATTGTTAAATAATGTTATTTATAACTTGACACCAATTTTTGGAGCTAATCTATGAAATTAACTAATTGGAACAATGAACCTACTATTGATAGTCTCAAGCAGGACTTAAATAATTCTAACACATATCATTCAGGTCAGGTTGCTAAAATTACGCATTGGCTTGATAAATTAGAAGCTAGACCACTTCCTAAATGTAAAGATAAGTTTAGAAGTAGAGTTGTTCCTAAGCTTATACGTAAACAGGCAGAATGGAGATATGCATCTCTATCTGAACCTTTCTTATCCACACCTAACATATTCAAAGTTAATCCTGTATCCTATGAGGATGGGTATTCTGCTAGACAGAATGAGTTAGTATTAAACTATCAATTTAATACACAGATTAACAAGATTAAGCTTATTGATGATTATGTTAGAAGTGCTGTTGATACAGGTACAGCTATTTTTAGAGTTGATTGGATTGAAAAGACTAATTACCAAGATGTTCCAGTACCTCAGTATCAACTTCAGCCTGTAGACCCTAGCGATGTACAAGCAGCTAATAGATTTACTAGAGTACAAAGAATGTTCTCCGATTCTATATACTCTCAGAATGTTCCTATTCATTGGGTAAATGCATTACAGCAAGCAGAAGAAGAAACCCAAGCTAGAGAACAACAAGTAGCACAGCAGATGCAAGTACAGTTGATGGAAGCACAACAGCAGGGTCTACCTCCTGAACAGATACAGCAAATGCAAGAACAGCTCCAACAACAGATTCAAGAACAGTTATCACAATTACCTCCTATTATGTATGAACCAATACAAGTAGGTACTCAAATAGAACAACAAGAAATTGTTATTAATAAACCTAATATATCTATAATAGACTTTAGAAAGGTTTATGTAGATCCTACTTGTGAAGGTGAATTAGATAATGCTGAATTCGTTATCTATGTATTTACTTCATGTAAAGCTGACTTAATGGCTGATGGTAGATATAAGAATGTAGATCAGATTCCTGATGATTCTGCTATAGATAATTCTTATTTAAATACTAGTGTAGTAGATACATTCAAAGATCCTGCTAGAAGAAAAGTTACAGTATATGAGTACTGGGGTAATTGGGATATCAATGGAGATGGTACTAAAGTACCTATTGTTGCTACTTGGGTTGGAGATACTCTTATTAGGTTAGAAGAGAATCCATATCCAGATCATAAACCTCCTTTTGTAATAGTTCCTTATTTACCTATTGCTAATAATATCTATGGTGAACCTGATGGAGCATTAATTGAAGATAATCAGGATATCATTGGTTCTATTACTAGAGGATTTATTGATACATTAGGTAAGAGTGCTAACTCTCAAACAGCAATTACTAAAGATGCTATAGATCCAGTCAACTTTAATAAGTTTATTAAAGGTGATGATTTTATGCTAAATCCAGGAGTACCAGCTAATCAAGCTATATTCCAATTTACATACCCTGAGTTACCTCAGACTCCTTTAGTATTTATACAAGGACAGCAACAAGAAGCAGAAGCACTTACGGGTGTTAAAGCTTATTCTGAAGGTATTAATGGTAACTCTTTAGGTGATACAGCTAGTGGTGTACGTAGTGTACTTGATGCTGCATCTAAGAGAGAAATGGGAATACTTAGAAGATTAGCAGATGGTTTAAAGAAAGTAGCTAGAAAGATTATAGCTATGAATGCTCTTTGGCTTAATGATAGTGAAATAATCAGAGTTACTAATGAAGACTTTGTAGAGATTAGAAGAGATGATCTAGCAGGTAACTTTGATTTGGATTTAGCTATTACTTCTGCAGAAGAAGATACAATGAAAGCAGAATCTTTAGCATTTATGCTACAGACCTTGGGTAATACAGTAGACCAAGGTATGACTCAAATGATTCTTTCTGAAATCTGTGAATTACGTAAGATGCCTGAATTGGCAGAACGTGTAAGGAGATATACACCTCCTGAACCAGATCCTATGCAGCAGCAACTTCAACAGTTACAGATGCAGATGTTGGAAGCACAAGTTGGTAAGCTACAAGCTGAGATTCAGAATCTTCAAGCTCAAGCTAACTACAATGGTGCTAGAGCCCAAAGTGAAATGGTTGAAGCTGAATACAAACCACAAGAAGTTATGGGTAGAGCTCAAGGCGAAATGGCTAAGGCTAACTACACTAATGCTCTTGCTCGTCAGGTTGACCAGGAATACATGGATAATGTTATGGGTATTACTCATAATAGAAACATGGAACTTCAAGGAGCTCAGGCTAAAGCTCAAGCTGAGAAGGCTATGCAGGAATTGGGCATGAAGTATGCTATGGAATCTCGTAAAGCAGATCAGAAAGATGAAGAGTTACGATTAAAGAACCAAGAAAGTCTCTTGAAACATCGTGACGAAATGGCAAAAATCAGAAACCAAGCTAATAAAAAGAAAGGAACTTTATAATGACCGAAGAAGAATCTAAAGCACTTAATGAAAGTATTAGATTAAATGAAAGACTTAATGCTCTCAAAAACAATGAAGATTTTAAGGAAATTGTACTTAAAAGATTTATTGATGATGGCATTAAAGGGAATATGATGGCTTTACCATTTGCTGCTACTGATGATAGTAAGAAAAGACACTATGCTAATCTAGAAGCTATTGCTAGATTAGAAGGATATTTCCTTGCTATTGAAAGAAATGCAGAATCAGCTAAGCAAGCTCTTCAAGATGATGCAGAAATTGTAGAGGAGTAAGATAATGTTTGAAGATCAGAATTATCAGCAGGAAGAAGAAGAAGCTCCAATTAGTGATGAAGAGTTTCTTAAAGCAAATCCTCAAGATGTAATGCAAGAGATTGATAGACAGGTTGATGAGTATGCTAACCAGTCTTATCAGAATGACTACTCACAGCAAGACTTCCAACAGAATAATCAACCACAGGAACAACAGGAACAGGCTCAGGAAGAACCTTCAGATGTTGTAGATCCTAATGTAGCTATGGAAGCTTATAGAGGTATTATGCAGGAGTTTAAAGCTTCTGGTAAGCCATTTAAGCTTAGAGATTGGCATGATGCTATTCCTCTTATGCAACAGGGTATTGATTATACTAAGAAGCAGCAGCAACTCAAACCAAGATTAATGGAAATGAGAGCCTTAGAAAATAATGGTATGTTAGGTGAGAACCTTAACTATGCTATTGATTTATTCCAAGGTAATCCAGAAGCCATTAAGAAATTAATCCAAGATAAAAAGATAGATATTAACTCCTTGGTTTCTAAATCTACAGATGAATGGGGTAATCCTGTAGAGGGAGCTCAACCAAGTGAATATATACCTAATAACCATAGAATCAGTGAAGCACAGTATAAATCTCAAGAAGCTCTTGAAGATATTAAGCAGTCTCCTGCCTATAGTAGAGTCTTGGATTATTTATCTAATTTAGCTAAAGTAGATAGAGAATCTGCTAATAAATTTATTAGAGAACCAAATGCATTAAGAGGTCTTACTACTCTTATGGAAGAAGGTGCTCATGATAAAATCATGTCAGAGATTAATTATGCTAGAAGTATTAACAGTGGAGATTTAGCTAATTTATCTGAATATGATGCTTATGTAGCAGTAGCATCTAAGCTATACCAGCAATCACAAGCTCCTCAGCAACAATATGCACAACCTCAGCCTCAATATGTACAGCCTCAACAGCAGTACATGCAACAACCAATTTATCAACAACAACAGATTAATCCTTATCAACAGCAGCAAATGCAACAGCAGCAGATTATGCAGCAGAGAAAGCAAAGTGTAAGCCCTATTAGAGCTAATGGTAATGGAGCTAGACCTATGTATGATCCTTTAAATTGTTCTGATGCTGAGTTTGCTAAGATTAATCTAAATGAATTATTAAGGATGTAATAAACTATGCCTTCATTTGAATATTCTCAATCAGCACAAGGTTATACCGATTCTAACTCTAATACTATTTCTTATGGTGTACAGTATGGTAATGGTGGTAGACAAGCTTCTACTGTAACTGATGCTTCTCATGGTTATATTAACTATGGTTCAGGTAATACTACTGATACTGGTTCTCTTAAGAAGCAGTTAGTTAATGACTATTGGATTCGTGATTCCCTTATTGAAGCTGCTAAGATTCAGACCTTTGCTAAGCTTGGTACTCAGCGTAACCTTGCTCCTAACAATGGTAAGTTCCTTAAGCAGTATGTATGGCTCCCTCTCTTAGATGATAGAAACCAGAATGACCAAGGTATTGATGCTACTGGTGTATACTATGCTGGTGGTAACATGTACGGTTCTTCTAAGGACATCTCTACTATTACTGGTAAGCTTCCTGTAATTGGTGAGAATGGTGGTAGATATAACCGTGTAGGTTTTACTCGTCAGGTTATTGAAGGAACTATCCATCAGCTTGGTTTCTTCTTTGAACTTACTGAAGATGCTCTTGCATTTGATTCTCAGTCAGACCTCTTACAGCATATGCATAGAGAAGCTATGCGTGGTGCATCTGAAATTGTAGAAGATGTAATGCAGTTGGAACTTATTAATGGTGCGGGTGTACATGTATACTGTGGTGCTGCTACTTCTAATGCTACTATGGATAATAATGGTACTACTCCATGTGAACTTACCTATAAGGATCTTCTGAAGCTTCGTCAGACTCTGACTGATAACCATGTACCTAAGACCTATAAGATGTTTACTGGTTCTCAGAATACTGATACTCGTACTGTAGCAGGTGGTTGGACTGTATATGTACAGCCTGAACTCCGTCAGACTCTGATGACTATGACAGACCTCTTTAATCGTCCTGCATTTATTCCTGTAGAACAGTATGCAGCAGGTGGTAACATTGTAGAGGGTGAAATTGGTCGTATTCTTGAATTCCGTTTTGTAGAAGTTCAGGAAATGCTTCGTTGGGAAGGTAAGGGTGCATCTACTACCCACTCAGGTACTGCCGATGAAACTTACATCAATGATGGTTCTAAGTATACCGTATTCCCACTCCTGATTGTTGGTGAAGATTCATTCGTTAACATTAACTTCCGTGGTGGTAAGAATAACTTCCGTATCTATCAGCAGATGCCTGGTCAGGGTGCAGCTAGTGTAGATGACCCATTCGGTAAGCATGGTTGGTGGTCAATTCAGTGGTACTATGGTACTATGATTACTCGTCCAGATCGCTTGGTATGTATCCATACTTTAGCTAAGGCTTAATTTTAATTTAATCTACCTCCCTAGCAATAGGGAGGTTTAATACTCTAAGGAATTCTATATGTCAGAAATTAAAACTATTGAATCAATCTCATCTGAAGACTTACGTGCTAAAGCCAAAGCTCTTGGTATTAAGTTTACCAAGAATACCTCTGATGATACTCTTATCTCTAAGATTGAGGAAATTGAAAATAGTGCAACAGTTGTTCAGGCTAAGAATATTAAGAACTCTCGTAATACTCTTATGGCTTTAAAGCGTGTACAAGTACAGCCACTTAATCCATTAGAATTATCTCTTCCTGCTAAGTTTATTACTGTAGCTAATAGATTTGTTACTGTTAAGAAAGCAGTACAGTTTAATACTCCTATCTTCTTGGAACAGTGTGTAATTGATGTTCTTAATGAACTTACATATCTTCATATTGAAGATAATGTTACTCCTAGAGGAGGTAAAAGTCCTAATGCTAGACCTAAGCATGAATTAAGAAAAGCTTACAATATTGTAGAAATGCATACACCTACTGAAGAAGAATGGAAGAATGATCCAGAATGGAAAGCTATGAGAGCAGATAAAGCTCTTAGAGATGCCTCTAATAAAGAAGGTGCATAATGATTAAATCCTTGGATAATTTTACAGAGAATAGTCTTCAAGGAAATGGCGTATTCGACAGGATTATGAGTTCTGTCGAATTACATATCCATGATGAGTATGACAAGAATAGAATTACTGGATCTACATATTCTCAAGCATATATGCAAGCTATGCAAGCTGTATTACAAGCAGCTACTCAGATTACTCTTGAGGCAGATAAGCTTGAATTAGAGCTAGAGAAACTTAAACTTGAGATAGAGAAAACCAAAGCAGATATAGAGCATGTTAAAGCTCAAACTAAGTTTGCTGAAGCACAAGCTGAGCTCGCTAAGGCAAATAAGGAATTAACTCATTGGCAAGCTATAGCTACTCAAGCTGAGGTATGTGATATCATCGATAATGGTGAAGAAACCTATGAAGGTGATTCTACTAACTTACATGGTACAAAAAGACAGGCACTAGAACAAGCTAAGGTTACTACAGATATAGCTGTTAAGAAGTCCTACTTAGAATATGCTGAGAAGATGGTATTAGGTCCATATGGTATTATTGAATCAGCAGAAGGTGTAGGTGCATCTTACTATGGTATCAATGGTTCTAATGCTATTTCTATTATTAATGATGTACGTAAAGCATTTGGTACTCCAGAGTTAGATACTGAAACTTACTCAGGTGAACATAAGCAATACATGAATACATATGCTCCTGATGTTACTTTAGAAAGTGAGGATTAATGAGTTGGTTATCAAAGATAGAGAGAAAATGGAGACATTTAATTGATGACTTAGGATTCTTTGGTACCTTATTAGATTTCAGCTTTAATAGCTGGTATTCTATATCTAAATGGTTAAGGGAGTATGAAACTTATTATAAAGTAAGTTCTACTCCCTTAATTGATGATTGGAATGTAAGTAATCTACTTAATGGTGCTGTATTAGCTCATCAATTAGAACCCCGTATTCCTCTTGAAGAACATCTTAAAGATGCTTCTCTTAATAGTATGTATAGTAGATTTAATCATATTGCTAAGAAGGTATGTACTAAAGATAAATATAAAGATGTATTAGGTAAACCAGTATGTACTGAGTTTAATACTAAGATATCTCTTAAGTCTTTATCTAATGCTACTGGTTTAGAAGTTATAGATTATGACTACTGTCCTTTTAATTCTCTATTGCATAGCTATAACTACTTAGTAGATACCTATGAATTTACTGTAGATTTTAAAGACCTTTACTTAAAGATAAATGGAGAGATAAGACAGTATTCCTCTATAGGTACTCTTAAGTATAATAATAAAGAATACTACTTAGTAAATCTTTATACTGCTGGTTCTCTTGGTGATTCTAGAGATATTTGTATAGATATCATTAGAATGAAATCCAAAGAAGAAATAACTATAGATAATCCTGTAGAGTATGAAGAATTAGTACTAGAATTACCTATTCAAACAGAAGAAGGTAATTTTTACTATATACACTACATGGAGGATACTGTCATTAGAATTACTCCTATAGCTGAAGGAACTAATGCAGCATTAGATAAGATATTTATAGATAGAGAAGATTATCAATATCCTACATTCACTCTTAAAGCTTGTGGTGTATATACTAAAGAGGATAGGTTTAGAGAAGATTTAGATGTCTATGGTTTATCTAAGAAGTTATTACAAAGATCTTCATTAGATTGGGAAGATATCTATGATCAGATTACTTGTAATGAAACAGAAGATAAGAACGATAATGATAAGTCTTATAGACAAGATCTTAATGATGTCACTAATATCCTTATTACTTTGGCTTGTGATATTACTGTTAATTCTCCCGTAGTTAATGAATACTTATTTAAACTCTTTAAGCAATACTATCTAGAGCATCATTCCATAGGTAGCTCTGATGGAGAGTTATTCTATAAGCATGGATTATATGAGCATAAAGTAAGATGGGATAATATGACCTATACTAAGAAGCAAGGTCATGTATGCCATTGGAAACAATATGCAACAGAAACCAAAGATGTAACTACTCATCATACAGAAACTAGAACTATATATGGAACTACAGGTCCTTCTACTCA